ATTAATGTGGTCGGTATTCTTGAAGGATGCGATTTTCCACACTGGTGGATCCGCTGCAGCTGTTAACACAAGCTGGGGCTACCGTCCAGACTCACCAAGTGGTGCACTCAATTCGACAGCCCCAATGGGTCTGAATGTAATTGTCACACCATTCGTAAGCTTCACTGCTAAGTCAGGTGCAACGCCAGCTAAGTCTGACGTGTTCTTGATTGACCGCAACGAAGTTGGTACCCTCCTTGTCAAGGATGAAATGAGCACAGATCAGTTTGATGATCCAACTCGTGACATTCGTCAGATGAAGATGAAAGAGCGTTACGACATCGTAATGCTTGGTGACGGTGAAGGTATCACTGTTGCTAGAAACGTTAATCTTGCTCGTAACTACGAAGTACAAGTTACAAACGAGATGGCATAATAACAAAAACCTTAGGGTTAGTTATAGTTACGAATCCCTAGAGAATGGGGGGTGTGAGAGAAATCTCCACCCCCTATTTTCATATTTCCGTTTTGTTTATTACTATTGATACTAGTTAATAATTTTGGAGAATAATTGTGGCCCTATTTCTCATTGATCAAGCCAAAGTAAATGCGTACAGTGCGTCTATAAAGTTTGGTAGAACAGTAAAAATATCTTCATTAAAAAATGAAAACTTTAAAGTCTATACGGATGCAGCTACTCCGGCACAGGTAAGCGCTCCATTTGAAATTATTAATACAATAAAAGATTATAATCAAATTTCTAGAATTATAAGTCTTTATTGGAAAGCTAATTTAGTTGATGGTCAATCTTATTTTATAAGAATTGAAAACATTGTAGATTCAGCTGGATCAATAGTTCCTTACGAAATCATAAAGTTCACTTATGTTTCTTCGGCTACTCCATCGGACAAAGAATTTGTTGATCCAGGTACGATCCCTGTTTTGATTGAAGATAGATCCGTAAAAACAGAAGTAGACATTAGCTACAATGTTATAGCTAAAAATCCTTTATTCTACATAGAGAATATTGACCCAGTTGATGGTGATTTCTACTTGTCGAATGATTATAACTATGGAAGAGTTACTGTAACCTTTAACGAAAAACCAGCTTCAAACTTTTTAAACAATAGATATTTTTTGTGCCAAAGAAAGAAAATACAAAAAGGTCCTTCTAGGTGGGAAAACATTACCACAAGTGTGAGCACCCATTCTTGGAGGGCAGAAGTGTATATTGACTTCCCTTCGCTAGACGCAACCCCATCGTATTTTACTGCTGATAAAGATTATTTTGAACAAGGTTATAAATATAGAATTAAAATTTCTAAAGATATTGGAATTTAATATGGCTAATTTTGTATACAAAAAAGCTAAAGAATCTTTATTGAATGGTGAATTTAACTTAAGTTCAAATAGCTTAAAAGTTCTTCTTATTGATAAATCTTTATACACACCAAACGAAGACACCGATAGGTATATATCGGATATACCCGCAAGTGCCATAAAAAAAAGATCAAATAGTATAACCAATGTAGTTAACTCTTTAGGTGTGTTAGATGCAGATAATGTTTCTATCAGTGACTATAGCGGTGAAAGCTTTAGTGCAATTGTTTTGTATCAAAGCGGAAGCTCAGATTCCAATTCAAAATTAATATTTTTCATAGATACTTCAAGCGGTCTACCATTTGCAGGATCTAACAGCGACACTCCCGTTACTATAATCTGGAGTGATTCAAATACTAAAATACTTTCCATTTAGGAGTTTTTATGGCCACAAACTATCCAGCATCATTAGATAATTTTGTAAATCCAACAGCTAATGATAACTTAAATTCAACTGTAGTTCCGCATCACAAGCAGCACACTGACTTAAATGATGCAGTAGAAGGAATGCAAACTGTCTTGGGTATCAACCCAGCAGGTTCTCATCTTACGGTTAAGGATAGAATTATTGCAGCAGAGTCAAATATTTCAACTCAATCAGTTTTAAATGGGATGACAGATGTTACTATAAGTTCAGCTGCGAGTGGTCAAGTATTAAGATATAACGGCTCTCAATGGATTAACTACGCAGAGTCAAATCTTGTTGATGGAGGGAATTTTTAAAGATGTCTAATACTCTAAGAATTAAAAGAAGGTCTAGTGCTGGGGCAGCAGGCGCCCCAGGGAGTCTTGAAAACGCTGAGCTAGCATTTAACGAAGCTGACAATACACTTTATTATGGAACTGGAACTGGCGGGGCTGGTGGTAGTGCAACTTCCGTTATTGCTATTGCTGGTTATGGAGCATATGCTACGCTTGGTACAGACCAAACAATATCTGGTAATAAAACTTTTTCTGGAACAATATCTGTTGCAACACCAACTGCAAACGCACACGCCGCTACCAAACTATATGTAGACCAAGCAATGGGTGGAGTCGCTACTGCATTTACTGTAGCCGCCAATACTGGTTCTAATTTAACAATAACCAGTGGAAGTGACACGTTTACAATTGTTGGTGGAACAGGAATAACTACACAAGCTAGTGCTACAGACACTATAACTATAACAAACCAGGGTGTTATTTCTTTAACTGGAACAACCAATGAAGTATCTGTCTCCGCATCAAATGGTGCGGTAACATTGAGTCTTCCAGCCAACGTCACAATTAGTAATAACCTCACTGTAACAGGCGATTTAATCGTTAACGGAAATACAACAACGCTTAACACTGCAACTTTAGTAGTTGAAGATAAGAATATAGTTTTAGCTAACACAGCATCTCCGACAGATGTAACAGCAGATGGTGCTGGGTTCACAGTCAAAGGCGCAACAGATAAAACTTTTAACTGGGTTGATTCAACAGATTCTTGGACATCATCGGAACATGTTGACCTAGTATCAAGTAAAATTTTTAAAATTGATGGGACTTCAGTATTAAGCAACACCACACTTGGTTCAGGTGTTATTAACTCAAGTTTAACGTCGCTTGGTAATGTTGCAACAGGTACTTGGAGTGCAACAACTATAGGGATCGCTTATGGCGGTACTGGTGCAACTGATGCGGCGAATGCAAGGACTAACTTAGGTTTAGTAATTGGCACAAACGTACAAGCTTACGATGCGGAACTAGCAGCAATTGCTGGCTTAACTTCTGAAGCAGATAGAATTCCTTATTTCACTGGAGCAAACACGGCAGCTCTTGCAACTTTTACCGCATTTGGCAGAAGTCTTGTCGATGACATAGATGCATCTGCAGCTAGAACTACACTAGGTCTTGGAACAATTGCGACACAAAATTCAAGCAACGTTTCAATCACAGGTGGTTCTATAGACAATCTAACCTTTGATGGTGGAACCTTTTAAATAAGAAAGGTTTTTAATGGCCGTACCGAATTTAGCGAAAGGGCAAATAGCCCTAGACCCAACCAATGATTTATTGTATTATGTCAACGAATTTAATGCAGTAGTTTCTACATCCTTATCTTGGGTAAAAAATAGTAGCAATATATCTACGACAGAAAATGTTGTTATAAGTGGGGACTTAACTGTGTCTGGTTCAACAGTAACAGTTAACGCGGAAACTCTTCTAATAGAAGATAATATTATAGTTTTAAATACTGGCGTTACTGGTGCTCCAAGTACTAACGCTGGGATAGAAGTAGAACGTGGAACTTCTACCAACGTTCAAATACGCTGGGATGAGTCAACGGATAAGTGGCAACTAACTAATGACGGAACTAATTTTTACGATATTTTGAATTCAAGTGGAATTACTGGCGATCTAACTGGCAATGTAACCGGTAATGTAACCGGTAATTTAACGGGTAATTCTACCGGGACCCACACAGGTGCGGTAGTTGGGAATGCGGATACTGCAACTAAGTTATTAAATGCTAGAACCATATCTTTAACAGGGCCAGTTACTGGGTCAGTGTCTTTTGATGGTACATCTAATGTTTCCATAACGACTTTACTAACAGCAGAATCTTCTGGCATTACTAGCCTTTCAGATGTTACGATTACTTCTGTTGCTAGCGGCGATTTATTAAAATATAATGGAACTAATTGGGTAAATGCAGCAGGGTACGCAACTTTAGATTCTCCAACTTTTACGGGCACAGTAAGTGGTATTACCGCAACGATGATTGGCCTTGGGTCAGTCAATAATACTTCTGACACGGCAAAACCAGTTTCTACCGCACAACAAACTGCACTTGACCTCAAGGCCGATATTGCTTCACCCACTTTTACGGGCAACGTTTCTGGTATCACCAAAACGATGGTAGGTTTAAGTTTGGTTGATAATACCGCAGATACGGCAAAGCCTGTGTCTACTGCGCAACAGACGGCTATTGACCTTAAGGCGAATATTGCTTCACCTACATTTACTGGAAATGTTTCTGGCATTACCGCAACTATGATTGGTCTTGGGTCTGTAGACAACACTTCAGATACCGCAAAACCTATATCAACAGCTACGCAAACTGCCCTCGACCTTAAGGCGCCCCTCGCTTCACCTACTTTTACAGGTAATGTAAATACGTCTATATTATTTGTAGACAGCATAGAGGTCGACACAACAGGCGCGACTAGTGGCCAAGTTCTTAAATTTAATGGAACAAAATTTACACCTGCCGCAGATAATGTGGCAACAGCTGGCAGCCTCAACATAACGGATTTAGCTGATGTACTCGTCTCAAATATATCAAACGGTGAAATTCTAAAGTGGAACAACAGCAGTTCAAAGTGGGTTAATTCAGCCGACAATGCTGGAACAGTTATCAACGCCCTTGATGATATTAGTGATGTAACAATTACTTCGGCAGCCACGGGTGATCTTCTCAAATGGAGTGGTTCAGCTTGGGTCAATGCCGCAGGTTATGCAACACTTGCATCTCCAACTTTTACTGGTAATGTTTCTGGAATAACTAAGGCAATGGTTGGCCTAGGTTCGGTTGACAACACTGCTGATACTGCAAAACCAGTTTCAACATTTCAACAAACAGCTCTTGATCTAAAAGCAAATATCGCTTCTCCAACATTTACAGGAAGTGTAACAATCCCCGCAGGTGCTTCCATTTCGGGTTTTGCAACACTTGCATCCCCAGATTTAACCGGAACACCAACTGCGCCTACAGCAACATTGGCAACTAATACAACACAAATTGCTACTACGGCATTTGTTCGAGCAGAGGTTGCAGCACTTGTAAATAGTGCTGGTGCGACCTTGGATACCCTTGGGGAGATTGCCACCGCACTTGGAAACGACGCTGCTCTATCCACAACACTTACGAACAGCATTGCCCTAAAAGCACCCCTTGCTTCACCAACTTTTACGGGCACCGTAACAATTCCAGCAGGTGCATCTATCTCAGGTTTTGCAACCTTGGATTCACCAACATTTACTGGAACGGTAATTCTTCCTGGAAATACAGTTACATCTTCAATGATTTTAGATGGGACTATTGTTGATATTGATATTAATTCTTCTGCGGCAATTGCATATAGTAAACTATCATTAAGCAACTCTATCACCACAACTGACTTGGTGTCTGGTCCAGCTAGAGGTGGTTTTAATTCTACTTTAAATGCGCAAACTGCAAGCTATACTTTACAGGCTACAGATTTAGCTAAATTGGTAACTATTGATTCTGCTTCTAATACAACAGTAACTGTACCTGATATTTTATCTGTTGGAGATAGAATAGACGTTTTAAGAAAACATCTTACCGGTGAAGTAACTTTAGCTGGAGATACCGGAGTAACGGTGAATGGTACTCCTGGGCTCAAGTTGCGTGCACAGTGGTCAGGTGCTACACTGGTTAAGTTGGCCGCCAACACTTGGGTGGTAATGGGTGATCTAAAGGCTTAATTATGACAGTTCCAATAGGTAGTTCGGGCCGGCTCAAGAAGAGCCGCTAAGCCTGCGATAGCCCAAGGCACAACACAGGCTAACGCAAACGCCGCGATCATTGCGGCAGGACATGTTGTGGGAACTGTTGTAAGCGCAGCCACCCAAGATGCTACCTTAGACCAAAAAGTTCTCACAGCCTTAACAGATACTGCAGTCGTCCCATTGGGCACAAGTATAAATTATGAATATGGGATTTTTTCTCCACCAAGTTTTTTTGGTCCGCCAGGTTTCTTTTCCCCACCAGATTTCTTTTCCCCGCCAGATTTCTTTTCCCCACCAGGTTTCCCTGATCCACCACCACCACCATGCCCTAACTGTGGAGATATTGGCCCATGTTGCGGTATGTGTGCGGGTGTAAAGTCTCCATACTTCTCTTGCATCTAAAGGCTTAGTAGTATAAAATAGACTTAGTAGTATAAAATCAAAAAATGAAAGGAAAATAAACCATGAGCGACATAAACAAAGATAACTTTTGGACAGACTTAACTCCAACTTTTGACCAAACTGAAGAAATGTTTTTTGCGGGTTGGAGTGCTTTTGAAACACGATTTGGTGAATACGGCACTCCTGGGTTCACCGAGTTGGTGGCTCCAGCAAAATCAAATATGTTTGGTCATAATGATTTTCAAGATGTCTACTATATTTTTTACCGTGGAGAAGACGGAAAATTACTTTTTATTTCAGGAAGATATTATGACCAATCCAATAAGCGAAAACCTTTTATTTTTATGGCTCACCCAGACCATCAACGCCAAGGCCTTGGAACACTAATGCTTAATTATATAGAGGAAAAATTTATTGCCGAAGAGGGAAGTAGGTACGGTTTTACCGACACTGAATTTGCTGAAATGCCTAGAGCGCAACGTGCATCGCTAACAGTTCCCGATATTTATAAAGATGTTGTGGTATCTGATTCGGCAGCATCATTTGTCAACAAAACGGTTAATCAATTTTTTACTGAATAAGACATTAAGGAGAAATAATATGTCAGCGTATCAAGAGTGGAAAAAAAATTTAGGCACAACACGTCCTTGGGATTTAATTAATCCTAATGCTGAAAAGGTTGATAGTGCAGAAGAAGGTGCTCGCTTTGCCATATGCGAAGAGTGCCCAGAGTTGATAAAAACCACCAATCAATGTAAACAGTGTGGATGTTTTATGAAATTAAAGGTTAAACTAAAAGAAGCAAAGTGCCCACTAGATAAGTGGTAAATTTTGTGAATGAAAAAATATTTATAGCCATTCCAGCATTTCAAGAAGAAGATCTTTTAAACACAGTAAAAAGTATTTATGAAACCGCTGAAAAGCCAGAAAACGTTTATATTGGTATCTGTAATCAAAGATTAGATAATAATTTTGAAGATTTTTCAGAATATCCTAATGTAAGAACGGCCAACTTAACTACTCCTTTTCCTTTTGGATTAGGTATGGGGTTTTTATTATCCACGTGGTTAATGGATGATGAACATTATGTCATGAGGATAGATCGGGCATATGAGGTTTAAGGCAAAATGGGATAAAACTTTAAAAGATTATCATAATTTAATACTAAAAACGTATTGCTATAATATAATTATTAGTTCAAGGACACCTTGGTTTGAAAAAAAAGAAAATGGCGATTTGATATACCACACTGATGCTTACGTGCAGCCATCGGACATAGCCAAAGGAAATATAGAAGTTTTAATAAAGCTAAATAATAGCAAAGAAATATACAAAGATAAAGAAGTGCCCGTAAATTGGTCAGAAAAAGAATATGCACAATCTCATTTTGTAAGTGGACATTTTATTTTTTCTACATCCGATTTTTTTAAAGATATAATACCAGATCCAAGAATTCTTATGTTTGGTGAAGAGCATACCTTTGCTTTAAGAGCATGGACTAATGACTATAGGATATTTACAGTTAAGGAAACTGTAGTATTTCACTTAGGAAAAAATTCAGAATATAGGCAAACTTTAGGTGTTGGTGATTTTGCAAACCAATATGATAAAATTGATCATTCCCGGTCTAATGAGGCACAACGCAAGGCATTTTAATAAAGTTTTGCTAGGTCAAGAATTTGGCCCACTCGCTGCAAAGAATGAAGAAAAATACTTAGAGTACATGGAAGCTATGGGCTACTCATATAGAGACTTAATAAACCAGGATACTAACATTTGACGAAAGAGTATTTTGTGTAGTATCATATATCTACTTAAGCATAAAGGGTATAAATATGTATACAGCACCAGAACCTATTGAAGAAATTGATTTTTTAATACAAAAACAAGAAAATGTCTTTTTTGCATTTGTTGTTAATGACACTATTGTTTTAAAAGTGCCAGTTCCTGTCCATGAAGAACTTGCTATTAGTGTTTTATCATCCAACCCAAAAGTGTATAGAATTCCTGAAGAAACAGCTGAAAGCGTTCAAGTTGGGTGGATTTTAAAGGATGAAAATCAAGAAGATAAGTTGGATTAATTATGCTTAATTTTAAAGATCCAGCATACGCTGACGGTGTAGTAACTGATCCGGGTTTTAGTAAAGTAGCCCAAGATATATATATGGTCCAATTCTGGAAAGAAGATTTCTGTAATCAATTAATAGAAAAAATAGATAAAGCCTATATAGATAATTCTGGCTCTATTGATTATATTGATAATATACCAGCAAAC